TACCCGGACCAGCCGGACCAATCCAACCCGTCTTGACAACTTCTGTTCGCACATCATACCCTCTGGCATACTCTAGTGGCTCTCTGACTCCTTTTGGTAGATCCGTTCTACCCGAAAGAATGTCAGAGACGACAGCTAGATCAGCCTGATAGTGCGCCTGAACACAGAAGTTCCTTGCATAATTAGACACAGCACATTGCTCGATAGTCCGATCTTCATCGTCGATGTCAGTACAACCTTTCTTTTCTCCAAAGAGAATTCCCATGTTCAAAAAGGGAATCTCAGTCGCCTTACCGGTTACCCAGTCGACTACGAAATATTTACTGTTCAAGAAACAGAACTTTCGGGAGATATAATTCTTGCCCATAGATTTTACAAAACCTGCCAAGGAGATTTCACTCTCCCAAACAGGGTAATGGTAAAGGGGCATGAGGGATAGGTTGTCATCGCCGTTTATTAGAACGGGACAAGCCAATATGTTGTCTGTGAAACTTGCATAGCTATAGAGAGCCTGCCATGAAGTATAATTCACAATATAGTTTATTATGCAAAGGATAGGAAAAGAAAATAGGGACCCCATGAGTTGACCTCGACGTTGTGTCACCTCCAAGACGTCATTCACACGAGCTTCATCACTGCTCTTGTGCATCTTGAAGGGCACTTCACCGAAGTACTCACGAAGTTTTGCTGGGTCTTGCCACTCACTACCGCCGACATCATAAAGCAAATCTGTATCACACAGATTTGCTGTTACGAGTTTGCGTACCCAAACCTCTTCGAAGAGAGAATCAACAACTTTCCGAGTAATCTCCTGTCCGATCGTATTAGTAGCGCCTTTGTAGTCGCCACTATTGAAGTATAGGTCATCCGAATTAACGGATCCTCTAGACTTCTGAACAAAACGATCGTTCATTACGATTAGGTCCTCGACGTGCTTTGTTGAAAACACCTCTCCGATCAGCCTAAATTGAGGAAGAGCCCTAAGTTTGCTCCACATAGCGAGCTGAATGTCATGCCAAAGGCTATTCAAGAAGAAATTGCCTTTGGATATTGGTCTGACTTTCAGCGGTTCCTTGATTCCTACAAAGGATACCCAAGACCTGCTTATGTGAACCTCACCGTCCTCGCCAAAATGGACCAAATCACGTTGTTCCCCGAACATATTAACACCAGCTTCCTTATTAAGGCGAGCGGCACGGTTTCGTACGGAAAAGATGTCATTGACATCTTCAAGTACGTCACCGTTTTCGGGTCGATGGGATAGGAGATCTTGAATCTCTCCTCTCCAGAACGTGACATACCAGTCCATCTGGCATGCTCTAAAATCCTCTACCTCCGTGACATAAGAGTTGTTACACTCCCAGCCGCGGGCATTAGGACAGATCTGCACGGGGTCGGAATCCCAAAACTTCGAGATTGGATCTTGGTGTGAACCAAGAACCGCTCTCTGGTAAAGGAATCCTAGACCGCCCCCTTGTGCAAAAGAATTTTGGATACAAGAACCTCTCGTAATCTTGAGGTGAGCTCCAGTATCTTGAATGGCTTCTCTGTCAACAGCCCGTACGTGCACCCTATCGTGACCGCAAAATTCCTTAATCGCTCGATCCACTAGTTCATCTGTTGGTACTATCGGTGATTGACCTAAGTCTTTCATCGTTTTTACCACCTCAGTATGAACCGTTCTATCAGCGACTGAAGGCATTCCCTTCTTCACCCCGTTAAGGATGGAGAAGAGAATGGAATCACGATCATTTAGGAGGGTGCCTCCCTTGTGTTCTGCAAGGGAGGTCTTCACGTATCTCATATACTTCGAAGGGAGGAAGTAACCATCATTATGCAGGAGGTTTACCGGTCTTGTCGGGAGTCCATCAGCACTTTTCTCTCTGTGATCAGAATTGAGAGCAAAGAAGTAACAGAGATGGTACTTGAGTTCTTCAACCCAAGTATCCCGAAGGACAAGAGGAAACCAATGTGCGAAGAAATGCACAATGGATGGCTCGCTAATAGCCTTATTCGGTGTGATAACTCCAAAGGAGAGTTTGCACCACGATGTCAGAATATTAGCAATGTGAGTTGTAATCTTTATAGAATTCCAGATTACACGGGGCAGACGAGCGGCAGGTTGGACGAACAAGTTCTGTGGAACAAATGTTGATGAAGTATACCTTTTTGAGTTGGAACACTCATAGGGTATATCTCGACATTCCAGAACTTGTCCAGCTTGTTGTCCGTCGCTCGGGACATGGGAGTTGCTTAGGGCAACTACTCCTGAGACAGAAGTTTCTTCTGTCAAGGCTGCTAGGTATGCCTTGAAGACCGCCTGTGGGGTGAGACGGCTGTCAGAAGTGATCACGTTTGTGGTTATCTTTTTGACACTTTTCTTACCTTCGGTATTCAA